TTCTGTAATGCGATCTCCTGTTCCAACGACTGCTTTAGTATCTCGACACCTTGCTGGCTCACGCCATACGTGACCAGGCCCAGCTTCTGTGCTTCTTCCACGGCCAGTTGCGCATTGTCGCTGTTAGAATCCTTTAGCTTTTCCTGCAAGTCCAACAGGTCGTTGAGCCGTTTGGCTTCTTCCCCCATGCGGATGCGGCCATCAACTTCGGCCTTGCGGGTGGTGGCGTCCAACAGCGCCTGGTCGTCGTGCGCAGCCTTGGCGCGAGTGATGGCCAACGCCAACTCTTCTTGGTTGAGTTTGTCGAACTTCTTGGCCGCGTCCTCCGCGCTGTTGCTCAGCAGCTTCACGCCCTCAGAGATCTTGCTCTGCATGTTCTGCAGATTCTCGTTGGCAATGGCCAACGATTGCGCCTTCTCGATCTCGGCAGTGCTGGCACCCGCCAGCGCCAGCTTGGCCAGCTTCAGGTTGGTAGCGGCTTCGGTGCCGCCGAGCATCTTGGCGCGCTCTTCCTCCAGCGACTCGATCATTTTCTTGAGTTCGTCGTTGGCCTTGCCGGTCTCGCGCGCTACGCCTTTCAGCAGGTCGGCGTCTTTGTCTTCCTCATCGTCGGTAGCTTTCAGCGCCAGCTTCAGCCCGAACTGCGTGTTCAGGTACTTCTTGGTTTCCTCGGTGACTTCGCCGGTGTCGTCCTTCAAGTACGCTAGCTGCTCCCGGATGTGCGCTGCCGCATCAGCAGCCTCCTGGCTACCGGGCGCAGCCCGCTTGTACATCTGCGTCAGCAGTTCGACGCTGTGCGCGGCGTGCGTGTGTGCCTCTGCCGTATTGTCGGCTTCCTGCTTGTTCTTCTCGAACGCCACGCCCGCCGACATCATGGCGTCGCCGAACCCGCCGAAGATCGTGTCTTTATCCCACGTCTCCTTCAGGATGCGCGCAAACTTCTGCTGGCCGCTCTCGAGATCTCCCTCCTTACCAACCGACTCTGTTGCTAGGCCGACGAATAGCTTGACGCCCCGGATCAACCAGTCGATGCCTTTCAACACGCCGCCGATGATGAAGTTAAACGCCTCCAGCCCGTGCACCATGAAGTCGATAAACTCCGTGAACTGGCGCATCGACAAACCGGAGTCTGTTAGCGCCGTGCCCATGGACTTCAGCCCATCGACGATACCCATCAGTTGTCGTACCAGCGTGTCGGCAAACTCGCGGATCTTTCCCTGGTTGTCTTTTAGGAATTTTAGAAACTCCGCCCGCAGCTGGATCAGCGCCTTCAGCAGCGGGTCAAAGGCCGGCGCGGCAATGGCCCCAATGAGGGTGAACGTGGCTGCGCTCTGCTCCTTCAGAGTGTTCAGTTGCGTGGCCGCTTTGTCGGCACCTTCGATCAAGTTCTTAGAGAGCACCACGCCGGTGCTCTCCACGTACTGGTTCCAGGTCTGGTTGGCGTCGCCCAGCTCCTTGAACATATTGAGCATCAAGTGGCCTTGCCGGCCAAAGATGGCGAACGCCTCGGCGGTCTTCTTGGCACCGTCCGGCATCTTGTCGAACTTCTGCCGCACTTCCTCCATGACGTCGGCAGTGCTCTTGATGTAGCCTTGGGCGTTGATGACGTGAATGCCCAGGTCCTTGAACGCCTGCGCGGGGCCACGGCTACCGGTGCCCACCATGCTGTTGATGGCCATCGACAACCGCTGGAACATCTGCGTGCCGGCCCGTGCCCCAGCGCCCACCAGTTGCAGGCCCTGGTTGTACTCCTGCATCTTGGTGGTGCTGATGCCCAGCTGCTGGCTTTGCTCGACGATCTGCGCTGCAAAGTCTGCCGACGCACCGACGGTCTTCTCAAAAATGCCTTGGGCCTGTTCGAATACGGCTCTGACGCCCTCGACGGCTTCCTTCACCGCAACATACGCAGCGCCAATCTGGGCTATAGCGGTGAGTTTCTTCGTGTCCTCCGCAGCTTGCTTTGACGCGGTGCCGATGCCCTGAATGGACTGCTCGATCTGCCCCAATATGCGGCGCGCATCTGCGCCTTGGGACACCAGCTTCTCGAGGTTCAGCTCAACCCCGACTTCAAAAGTCCCAACCTGATCCGCCACGGGTTACCTCTCTTTGGGGGTGTCTTACTTGCGTCGGGGCCGCTTGGGCACGGCGGTGGCCAACGGTGCGGGGGGCGGCAAGCCCTTTTGCCGGTGCACCGTGGCACGGCCAGCGTCCAGCTCGGCCACCATCTGCTCGTAGTAGTCCGCCGGCGCACCCTGCACGCGGGTGCGTTCGTCCTTTTGAAACAGCGGGATCAAGCCCATTGCACTGCCTCCACTGCCCAAGTCGTCGGTGCCGATGTCTGGCCGTTGCTGGTCGCCACCACCGAACGCCTTGAGCGCCTCGATAATGATCTCCGGCAGCATGAACAGCGGCGGATGCTTGGCCCACCACCCCACGGTGCGCAGGTAGTGCGGCAGGTCGAGCGTGTTGTAGATGCGCTCGCGACTCCAACCGAATGCCGAGGCATACGCACACTCCAGCTCTGTCCAAAACTGCGGGTCGTCTAGGCCGTAGTAGCTTTCACCAGCGGTTCCTGAATCTCCGCTACCGTTGCCTCCCTCGTCGGAGTCGCCGGCGCGGGAGGCGCGGCCACCGGCATCCACGGAGGGCGGTTCAGCTGCAAGCCGTTAGCGGTGAACACGGCTTCCACCATCTGGTTCATGTTCGCCAGGTCGAGTAACTCTTCGATCTGATCGCGAGTGATCTCCGGGTAGTTGCGGCGCAGACTGCGCTCGAGAATGGTCACAGCAGCGGCAATGCCCTCCACCACGGGGGCGGAGTCTTCGCCATCGACAGTCACCTTCTCGATCTTCTTGAGCAAGCCTTCGGCAGCGGTCTTGCTCAGGTCACGCAGCAGCATGGCCGGCACAAAGAAGCTGTACCCACCCAGCACCAGCACTCGACCGCTGATGGGGTTGCGCTTCAGGCCAGGCCACGGCTCGGGGCCGATGTACTGCCCGTCGGCGTCCAGGTACGTGGGCGGTGGGGCCGGCGTGGGCGGCACAGGGGTTGGAGTAGCGGCATCGTCAGCCATAGCAGGGTCCTCCTAGACTGTTGGCGGTGGGCTCCGTGGAGCGCACCTGGGTGGTGGTGGTGGTGTTGGGCGCTGCCACCGTGGCCGGGCACGGCGAGAGCACTATAGCGGGGGTGCAGGTCGCGCTAGCCGCAAAGGAGGCGGCGCATCAGCGACTGCCCCCAGGGAAGGCTGGGAGGCAGCCGTGCGCAGGATGCGACTAGCGCGACCAGCTTGGCAGCACGCTAAGACGCAGTGGCGTTGGTCAGCAGGTTGATGAAGCCAATGTCGTCGTTGGCATCGGCAAAGGCGCTCAGGCCGATGTCGATGTGGCTCCAGTCGTCGATGCGGCTGGCCCACTTCAAGCCGTGGGGCACCACTTGGTTCAGCTCCATGACCATCTGCTTGGCATCGCTGATCCCCTGGAACACGCCAGCGCATACCGGCGACAGGCCGATGATGACGTTGTTCCAATCGATCTTCTGTACGCCGGTGCCGCTGGCCACCGAGTACACGTAGGTGATCTGGATGCCATAGCCCACGTCGTCCGAGCCGAAGCTATACGTGGCCGTAGGCGCAGTCACCGCAACGGAAAACTTGCCGGTGTTGGGCGGGCTGCTAGGGACCGTGGTCACCTGCGTCAGCGGCATGCCCACCAGCGCCGCAGGGGTGGTGCCGGTGGCCTTGTATACCACTTCGAGGTTGCGCAGAAACTGGCCGGCAATGGTGTTGACCGTGGGCGGTGTGACCGTCACGGTGGCTGCGGCCACCAGCGGGTTGCCGGTGGCGTCGGTATTGACGATGTGCACCACGTCCACGCCGGGGATGACCTGGCTTTGCAGAATCAAGCCAATCACCAGCGGGTCCCAGTCGGTGAACTTGGCGGTGCCGTCTATCTTGCCCATGCCGGTGCGCACGTCCACCGGGAAGCGGTTGGCACCGTGCAACTGCTTGATATCCGTCTCGACGGCCCAGCTGCCTTCCTGCATGGCGGCTACACCGACGCGAATGTACCCCAGGTCGGTGGCCTGCTTCAGGAACATCCGACCGGAGCCGAACGGGAAAATCTGTCTCGCCATGATACTGGGCCTCCTTTTATAGGCGGTGGAGTGTTACTTCTTGGGTGCGGCACTGCTGGGCGCGGCAGCAGGCTCCGGTACGACTTCGGCATCGCCTTGCGCCACCAACGCATCGGCTACCGTTTGCGGAAACTGCCCCAGGCCATCGTAGAAGACGGCGACGCTCTTGCCGTCCTTGGTCGTCACAAACTCTTCGCCAGCCACCGGCGTAGGCCGCTTGCGGCGCAGCTTGACCAACTTTTCCGGTGGCTTGGTGGGGTCTGCCGGTGCCGTGGTGACGCCGCTGCTGGGAACCTGCGGGGCAGAGTCGGTGTCTGCCGCCCCGTCGTGCGGTGGTGCTGGATTGGTTGCCATCTGTTCAACTCCCATCGGTGAAGATGTTGCGGGGCTCGCGCATACGGCGAGTGTGCGCCCGGTGTGTGTTGGCTTCGCCAGTAAGTTCGTCAGGCGACGCATAAGCGATCGGGTCCAAGATGTTGCGCTTGGTGGAGTCATCAGTCGGCAGTGGGCGGAAGCCCAGTAGTCTTGAGACGTCCGCTACACGCTGTTCCAGTTGCCGCACGCGCATTTCCGTCCAGCGTGCCCACGCCACCCAGAAGCCCGCCGTCACGATCACGCCCAGTGCGGCTAGCCAGAGCATCAGTTGGGCACCGCATCTTCCGCACCCGTGGGCGCTAATTCCACCGTGTACTTGCTGGCCACGTGGTACAGCTTCTGTTGCTCGTCGAAATCTTCCATGAAGCAGGACTCTTGCTCGGTGCAGTTGACCAGCCAGTACGGCGCGCTGTGCAACAGGGCCGTCAGGTGCTGGCGGTGCAGCAGGCGGCGCACGTCGTAGTAAATCGAGTACGCCCCGCTCAGTCCACCTACCGTGCCGGGGTCGCTGGGCGTTTCCCACACCCAGATGTCCACCCACAGCTGGCCCTTCATCGCAAACACCACATGCTGATCCGAACCGCTTTCCCAATAGAGCGAGATGGCCGGGTAGTTAACCTTAGAGACCGCAGAGAGATGGTTGAGGAACACGGCCCGATGATCACGAGTAGCACCAGGAGCCCAGGCCAGCTTTGGCGCTAACGCGGCATCTGCAAGAAGCACAGAGCGCACCCGGCTTTTGAACTCGATCATTGTGCGCCCACGGCCTTGGCCACATCGTTGATGCCGACGCGCAAGGTGGCATGGATTTCGCTGCGGGCTCGCAGCGCCCCAATGCCCAGAAAGTCACGGGGGATCATGCGGCGCGTGCCCTTGATGATCCACGGGGCATAGGGAGCCTTCTGTATATCCACGCCCACCACCGCGAGAATGCTGTTGCCGACGCGATTCACGCGGTTGTACAGGGCATCCCACAGCGTCTTGCTTTGTACGTGCACCAGCTTGATGTCGTGGCCCAGGGACTGCTCGCGCTGCAAGCGGGCTTCCTTGTGTATGCCGCCCTGCCACTGGCCCTTCTTGTTCTGGCGCATGTAGCCGCCACCGGCCACGCGGTACGGGTGACCCAACTTGGCCAAGTCCTTCAGCGAGTGGTCGTGGATGCCAATCTGGTCGCGCACGTAGTGCTCCAGCACCGCGTTCACGTCACGGCAGATGGGCAGCAACGCATCGGCCATCGCATCGCACCGCTGTTGCAGACTCGCAGCTATGTCGTCGGCTTGGGACATAGGATGCTGCGGCGTGGGGTCAGCCGGTCTCTTGAGTAGTGATCGGGAGAATCACACTCGCTTCAGCTGACGCCCACGCCGCCCGTTCTCGCGGTGAAGGGCGCGAGAGACGCTCTCCGCTACGTCAAGTCGGTTAGCACGACAGACATCGCAGTCTTGGCCGCGCCGGCGGGCAACACGCGGTTGATCTCGTTGGCGATGCGCAGCATGTCTCGCACGCCGTTGATCGCCGTGTCGACCAGGATCACCGGGTCTACGCCAACCGGCAAGCCCCCAGGCCCCTGCTGATCGGTGGGAACCACCAGCGCCGTGGCGACTGCCTTGAGATCCGTCATCAACGTTCCAGCCATTTTCCGTTCTCCTTCCTCTCTGTAGCCGCACTACGCGGCGCTTGCAAACATGCCTGAGCCGTCGCCGTCGTCTTGCCCCGGCAGCGCCAGCACCTGGTCCTCGTAATCGTCGTCCGGTTCCGGTGGTTCCCAATCTGGGTCGTCCAACTCATCGTCGTCGGCCCACTCTTCGGTCAGGTCGCACATGCAGTTGGGGTGGCTCTTGGGCAGAAACGCATCGTAGTACACCCCAGGGCCGTGCGGGTGGCCCACGTCGGCCGTGGCCAGCATCTCGCACACTTCGTCGCCCTGCTTGCTGTACTTGTGCGAGTCGCTGAGGGTCCAACGCCACCCGATGATCTGCGGAGCCAGGCCAGCTGTTTCCATAGCGGACATCAAGTGGTCCGCCTCGCGGGCCAGGTCCCGGATGCCCGCCACGGCATAGTACTCGCCACGGCCTACCACCACGTCGTCCAGGGCGTCGTCCACCAGTTCTTCCGGATCGATGTCGGTTACGTCTTCATCAAACGGGTACGCAATCTTGCGGCGGGCGGGGTCAATGCTGGGGGCATCCTCGTCAACGTCGGCGTCCTCGTCGTCCGCAGCAGCGCGCAGTGCGGTGCCGCCGGCACGGCGACGCCACGCGTCCCACGTGCTGAAGAACAGCCCCTGCACGTAGCGGTCGCTAGGCCACTCCAGGTCGGTAATGCGCCAGCCACCCCGACGCTGGTGCGTCAAGGCGCGTAAGGCCACGCGCTGGGCCGCAGCGGCCACCGCAGCCGTTGGAGCAGCCGGGTGCCCTACCCACGGGTGCGCGTGCGCTCCAGCCACCATAGCGGCTGCCCGCAGCCGTGCCGCCCTGTGCGCCACCGCCACCACCAGCGCACGGCGCGGCTCGGCCACGTACTGGCGGAAGCGCGCCATGTACTGGCGCTGCACAGCCGCTGGTCCACCAGTGCGCGCGTCGGCCAGCAGCGCACGGCGGAATCGCGCGTACAGCAACGGCACGGAGTCCATGGCGGTCTTCACGGTCAGCAGCAAGTGGCGGCGGTGCGGCGTCATTTGCGAGCGTCTTCTTTATCGAGTTGTTCTGCACAGATTTCGCACAGTGCACGAGGGCGATCTGTCAGTTCTCCACACGCAGGGCATTCATACCGGCTGCGCGGCAACCGGCACGCCTGTTCCTCGACAATGCGTTTAGCGGCGCTCATGGCAGCGGTGACGTGTCCCCAGCGGGCATGATTGCGCCAACTTCCAGCTCGGTGTGGCCACCCCAGCGGTGCACCGTCTCGATAACGCATTCGGCGTTCTCAACCACAGTGCGGTCATTGCGACGTATCGACACGTCACCCCGAATCCACACGTAGTACATTTGCGCGTAGGTATTGGCCAGCCGACTGTTGAGTATCTTGCTGTTGCCTTCCGGCTGCACGTGACAGTGCAGCTGCAAGTACGGCCAGGGGTTGTACAGTTCTTCGCCCAGGTCGTTGACGCCGCCAACGTTCCGGAAGAACGTCAGCTGCTGCCACGTGGGTAGGGACCACGGGCTGATGTGCATGTCCTGGTGCATGTACATAGTAACGTCAGCCCCAATACTTGCTGCGGTAGGGTTCGAGCATGCGCTTGACTTCGCCAGGCAGGATGTCTGGGTCCTTGGTGGCGTGGCTCACGCGGCCCACCGTCCAGTTCATCAGCGGGCCAAAGCCCTTCAGCCGAACAAACTGCAACGTCACGGCCACGGCGCGCTTCACCCGCTCCGGAATGACACGGAAGCCCGCCTCGTACGTGAATTCCACCTGGCTGTAGTTCACCAGGAAGAACCCGCTGGGCAACCAGCACTCGCCAGTGTACGGGTTGAATTCGATGTCTTCAGCGCGGATGGGCACAAACCGTGGCGGGCTGCCCAGCACGGCCATGACGCTCAGGTAGTTGGCGTTGATCTGGTTCAGCGTGCGGCGGTCTCGTCGGCCGTAGCCGTAGCGCCCCACCACGCCGCTGGCGTCAACCGGGTCGTTAGCGCGCACACTGAAGATGCGCGTGATGGGCCGGTGCGACAGGAGCACCAAGTTGCGGTCCGGCTGTACGTTGTACCGTTCCTTCTCAAAGATGCTCGGCCACAGGCTGCGGTGCATCCAGTCGTCGCACAGGCCCTGCGCAAACCGTACCTGCTGCACCGTGGGTGGGCCGTCGATGCCGTACAGGTTCACCATCTCGTCGGGCGTGGTGTACGGGCGGTCGGGCAGGTAGGCGTTGGCCGTATCTTCCACCGCAAACTGGAACTCCGGCTGGCTGCCATCGCTCTGCACAAGGTTCTGGCCATTGCGGCTGCCGGTGTTCAGTCGCAGCGTGTAGTACTTGCCGAACGCCGTGGGCGGCATCACCGTGCCCGCCAACGGAATGGGGAGGTTCAGCGAGAACACGCCAGGCCCTCGGCGCAAGGTGTACAGAAAATCGCTAAAGCCCGTGACCGGTGTAATGCCATCGACGTCATAGACGTTGAAGCGCGGTGCCTCGGGGTACTCGTCTGGGTCCACCAGGGTGGTAGGGGACGCAGGGTCGTACAGCGACCATACCGTATGCAACGTCGCGCCTTTGCTTACGGTTTCCATCGCGTGTCGTACCCTGCGTGGCTTCTCCCCAGGGACTACTTGCAGAATCCGGCTGCGCGCAGCTGCTCCAGCAGCTGGGCGGGCACAGCATCGTTGCGGCCTTTCATGAACGACACGACGCGCTGCTTGCGGTAGTTGCCCGCATCGTCCTGGCCACTGGACTCGTCCGCCAGGTACACGGTGTGGATGCCCCGGCGTTGGTCGTGGCCGTCCTCACTGTTGGGGCCTGCCAACTCGCCCCGACGGGTTACTATCTTCACATCAGCCATGTCACTGGTCTCCTTCCGGCAGTTGGTGCCGGCCCGTTACTTCTTCTTGTGCGGGTCAGCGTGCGGCGGTGCAGCGTGCGGGTCGTGCTTGGTGGGCGTATCCTCCTCGTCGGCCGCAGCTGCGGCCTTGGGCGGTGCCTTGCCACCGCTGTACGACTCCAACAAGTCCAGGAGTGCGGCCCGCGCCGCTGTGCCGCTCAGCTTGCCCTTGTGCTTGGCGAGAAAGTAATCGACCCACGCGGCAGCGTCAGCGCCGGCCTTGGGCTTGCCAACCTCGGGGTCCATGCCGTAGTCCCGGTGTTTGATCACCGGCTCCGCCGCCGGAGCATCAGGCGGTGGCTTGCCCGCAGGCCACTGCGCCTCTGCGGCTGCCTGCTTGGCTTCCTCTTCGGTGTGCACCGCCTTGACGCTCGGCTGATCTTCCTTGGCGTCGGGCGGTGCCTTGCCAGCGGGCCACTGGTGTTCGTCGCCGGCGTGGTGGGTCTTTGGCTCCACGGTGGACGGGAACTTGCGCGGATCGTTCACTGCCGGCTGGGCGTGCGGGTGTTGTTCGGGGTGGTGCGGGTCCTTGGTCGCCATTGCTGTTGCCTCCTTTCGGCTGCTCGAACAGCAGTGGGTGCTACGGCCGAACGATGGTACCCACGCTGTGCGCGTAGGTGACGCGGTTGGCGTCCACTTCGGCGCTGGTGCCCGGATCGGCCTTGCCTTTGAACACGGGAGCGCCGAACATCACGCCCACGTACTGGGTGGCCAAGTTGCCCAGCAGTCCCAGGACGAACACGCGCGGCTCCGGGGTGGTGATGTAGTGGTACTCGATCAGGTCCTCGGAGACGATGACGCAGTAGTAGTTGTGGCTGCCGGTGTTGGGGCCAGTGGTGATCAGGGCCGGTGCGGGCAGCGACCAGTCGGGGATGATCGGGATTTTGCCAGCGGCGGTGGTCAGCGCCTGGACGCGCACCCCGGCGATCACTTCGTTGTCCCGGTTGGTGACGTCCACTTCGCTGATCTGCCGGTGGTTCTGGCGCTCTTCCTGGTCGATCAGGTCGGCCATCTGCGGGTGTGCGTACAGCGCCGTGACCTTCGCCTCGAAGGCGCGGTTCGACACGATGCTGGCGATTTCCGCCTTGATCCCATCGACGATGCTGGCCGTCGGGCCGATGCTGAACGTGCGGTTGATCTGCGTGAACCCGCCCACGTACTGCGTGGTGGTGGGGTTGGCCAGGTCGGTATCGTTGCCGGACCACAGCGCGATGTCGCTGGTGCGCAGCATGCCGGTGATGCCGTCCTCCACGTCCTTGCCCACCAGGCTCGAGAACATACCCTGCTGCCGGGTGACTTCCACGTCGAACAGGCCGAAGTTGATCTGCATGGAGATCGCCTTCATGCTGATGGCGCGCTCCGAGCGTTGCGGGGTTTCGGCGGTCTGTGCGATCAGGCGCGGATTGGTGAACGCGCCGAACGCGATGGTGCGCTGCTCAAAGTACCGGCCCGGTTGCCCGGTGCTGGGCACGTTGCGGATGCGTTGCCCCAGCACGCCGCGACGGCGCACCATGTCCAGGATCTCGGTCTCGAACTTCGGCAGTTCGATGACCCCGGGACCGGCAAAGTCCGCAGCGGCTTGCAGTTCCGCTACGGTGATGCCACGCTGCGCTGCCTGCGCCTGCATGTAGGCGACGCGGTAGTCGCGCGTGGCCAGCTGGTGCTTCTCGAGCACCTGCCCCATGGACAGTATCTGGCCACCAGGGGCTGGTACCCCCATCTCGCCCGACACGAATCCATAGGAGACGCGACCCTGAATGGTGTGGTCCATTGTACTGTGTCCTCCTAATGGGTTGGTGGGATACGGTTGCTGCGGTCAACAGTGTTGCTATCGGACGACGGGGTTTCAGAGCCCGGTCGCTGGCGTTTTGGAGGGCTTGCCGCGGAGCAGCCCCTGGTCTTGCAGGTCGGTTTTGATGGCGATGCGCTTGCTCACCGGGATGCTGTGCTTGCTCAGTGCAGCGTCCAGGGCACCTTCCTCGTAGCTGCCATCGGCGGAGGCTTGCAGCTGATCGAACTTGCCCAGCGTGCGCATGGTCTCGGGAGCTAGCGACTTGCGCTGCGGCGCAGGCATCAGCGAGCGGGCCGCGCCAGCCTTGACGTCGGTCGGTTCCTTTTCGCCAGGGGCGATGTCGGTGCCGCCACCGTCCGGTGCGCTGTCTTTCGGGCTGACGCCGTTCTCGCGCCCGCCCTGGCCGGGGGCACCGCTGCCGCCCTTCTTGTCGGTGATCAGGCCGGTCACCTTGTCCACCTTGGTGCCCAGGTCGGTGAGCAGCTTACGGTTCTCCACGTTCTCGTCGGTCACCAGCGCGGCCATCGCCTGCAACAGCGGGCCAAACCCGGCTGCGTTGGCTCGCAGAATCAGGGCGCGTGCGCGCCACACTTGCGCCTGCGCCGAGCACTCGGTCACGCGCTTCAGCGCGGTGGCGTGCTGCGCGGCCAGCTCCTTGCGCTGCGCGGGCGCCAACGGCGGGGTGGCAGCGGCGCTCAGTTGTCCGGCCAGGGCAGCGGCCTGCCCTTGGGCGTCGCTGGCGTCCTTGTTCAGGCCCTTGGCCTTGTCGTCAGCCTGGTCGGCCTGCTTGTTCAGATTCTGTTCCTCGGGGGCGTCGCCAGGCTTCATGGCCAGCTGGGCCACCACGCTTTCGATGGCTTGCAGGCGGGGCATCAGCTGGCCGATGACGGCCTGCGACACTGCGTTGACCATCGCCGGGTCTGCGCCCGTGGCCGGCGCTGCACCAGGGTGCGGCGGCATGGGCGCGGGGGCCGGCGCGGCTGGGGGCATGGCCGTGTTGGGCGCGCCACCGGGCATCGCCGGGTGCGGCGCAGGGGCGGGCGGCATCGGCGGGCCACCGCTCAGCGGCTGTACCTGCGGCACCGGAGCCATCGTCTGGCCACCACCGCCACCACCGCCGCCGTTGCTTTGGAAGAACGGCCCTACAGCTGCACCCACGGGTTGCTGAACGATTGGCGCGGCCACGGGTGCGCCCATCACGGGCGGCTGTCCCGGCACTGCCGGCTGCTGGGGCTGCTGCGGCGCATAGGCAGGCTGCGGCCCACCGGGCATCGCCTGTACAGCGGGAGTCGTCATCGCTTGCTCCTCCTTGTCGAATTTGACCGTGACGCTCGCTGCCTGCATCGCCTCGGCGGCTAGCTGCGTCTGTTGATAAGCCGCTGCGCCGCGTTGCAACGCCGCAGCACCAGTGTATCGCATGCCCCGCACCGTCCACACCGGTTGGCGGGGGTCTTCTACGTCCACGTGGCTCACTTCGTAGCTGGTGCCCATCAGCCCAGCGCGGGCCGCGTTGCGCAGCTGCGCCACTTCGGCCGGAAAGTTCTTGGCCCACAGGTGGCCCGCTATCGTGACGCTGTGCGGGTCCGCGCGGAACCCCGGCACCGCGTACTGCGGCGCAGGGTCCTCGCCGATGGCCGCATGCGTGATCACGCCGATGGGCTGCTTGGTGGCATGGCCGGCCATCATGCCACTCTGCACGTTGATCGGCATGCCAATCAGGTCTTGCAGGCTGGCAGCCGCTACGTCGTGCGGGATCATCACCAAGTGGCCGTTGCTGCCGTTGGGCGGACGGTCACTGGGCTGGTCCACAGGGTGCAGCGTGGCCTTGAACGGCACGATGTTGGGGTGTGGGTCGTCTTGCTCGGCGTAGAAGGCATACGCGCCGATCTGCGCCTGCAACGACAACGGCGCTAGCACGAGTGCCGACCCGCCACCCGGCGACGGGCAGGCACCAGACGACGGGTCGGCCCGTGCCTCCAACGCCGGTAGCGGTGCTGGCAGGCCAGCTAATTCCCGGCGCAGGCGACTACGCGGTAGGCGCAACGTGCGCGTCGGTGCGGCGGACGCGTACATAGCGGCCACTTCTTTGAACGTCTTGTCGCTGGTCACCTGCTCGTCGCCGTCTGGCTCGGGGTGCTCGCCCTCCGGCGCGTGCGTCTCACCGTGCGGCGGCTCCTCGGATGCGGCGCGCATGGCCGTGAACGCGCCCCACGCATCAGAGAACACCGCCGGCATGGTAGCCGCGCCAGGCCCCGCACCGTCGGCAGCGGCTTTGCTCTTCTTGTCGTCGCTGCCACCGGGCGTGTCGCCCTTGTTCTTCATGTACCAAGCCAGCGCCCACGGATTGTCAATCTCGGGGTGCTCCTTCATCTTGGTGACGGTCTCTTCCCACCCAGGTGGCGCTACGCTGTTGAGCACCACACCGCAGGCGGGGCACTGCGTTGGGAGCACGCCGGCCTTGAGCGAGTTAGAACATGCCGCGCACAGTTGCATCGTCATGGAATGCGTTCCCTCTGCAAGTTGTTACCCGCCGTGGGGGCAACTCCGCCAACCTTACGTGGTTGTTACCTCACGGCCCACGATGCGTATAGGCCCCTTGATCAAGGGACTTGCACCCAGCCCAGGACACGCTGCCGTCCCCGCCCAGCAGAAACGCCTTGCCGCTACGCTGCCGCCGCGGCCCACATTCCGACAGGCCAAACGGCGTCAACCCGTCCACGCGCGTAAACGGCACGCCGGCCCACCGCGCGTAGCGATGCAGCGTGCGATACTGCACCGCCGTGCCCGCCCACGCATAGCCCCAGCGCGCCCACACGTAAGCGCCCCGGTAGGTGGCTTGCTCGTCGTCGGTGTTGCTCACCGCCAACACGTACACGGCGCGGATGCCGCTCATCGCTAGAATCGCCTCGGCGCGGCGCATGTACCGGTGCCCCACGCCGTGATGCTGCTGGGCCACGGGCAACACCAGCTGCTCCATGAACACGTTGCGCCCAGCGTGGTCGATGGCCCACTGCACCGCCGCACCGCCTGCGGCCTCGGCCAGTACGCTGGCGCACCGTAGGCGGCGGCTGTACTCGGTAACGGCCAGGTTCAACGCCTGCCGCCACGCGTCCACCAGGCGGTCGGCCAGCTGGGGCCAGCTGCGGTACGTCATTCGGCGTTGCCGAACAGCCGCTGGCGTTCGGCTTCCACGTCCTCGTCGGTCGGCATGTCCGTTGGCGTGGGCGGCGGGTTGTCGTCCCAGCCCATCTCCTGTGCAAACTCCGGCGTCTGCTGGTAGTCAGCACGTTGCCGGGGGCGTTGCTTGCTCATGGTTGTACTCCTCGCACGCCGTACCACATCACCTCGCCCAGCAGAAACTTCTTGCCCACGGCCTGGTCGGCGTAGCCGTGCGGGTCGTCGTGCGGCACGCGGAACGTGGCGATGTCGTGCGGCGTGTGCAAGTTGCGCAGGGCTTCGTCGGGTAGCTTGATCTCCGGGTACTCCTGTTGCATCCACTTGCTGAACTTGGCCACCGCGCGTTCGCGAGAACTCGGCGTGCTGAACTTCCACCCTGGTTGCATGGCCCACGTGTACGCGCCGTTCATGCCACCGTGTGGGTCGCTCATGGCCAGCATGCTGATGTGGTCCGCACCCAGCGCCGCCGCCGCCTTGTAGCACGCATTGTGATACGCACTGCCGATGCCCTGACCCTGGTACTCATGGTCCACGTGCAGTGAAGTAAGGTCCAACACGCCGTCCCGGTACTCGCGTTCGACTTCGGCCACTACGTCACGCCCATTCATCACGAACTGCGAGAACGACAGCTCCGGCGGGTCGCCCGACGAGGACTTGGAGAACCCCAGCACCGTGTCCACCTTGGTGACGGGCACACCGGCGTCCTTGCAGATCTGGCCCAGGCTCATCAGCTGTTCGACGCCGGCATACGGAATGCCCACCGTCTCGCACGCCTTGTGCAGCGCCTTTACATCGGCCACGTCGAGCACGCCACCACCGGCATGCAGCCGTATGTTGATGCGCCGCTGCGTGGCGGTCGGGTCGCTGGCCACACCGGCACCGCTCGTCCACTTGCCGGCAGCGTCTCGAGCCTCCTCGGTGACGTCGTGCGCGGCCTGCACGGTGCGCTGCTTGCGGCGCTTGGCGTACCACTGGTGTATGGCCGCGCGCCGCTGCTGCGGGGTGTACGGCTGCGGGTCAACGCCCGCCTCGCGCGCAAAGGCCGGCGTGTTCAAGTAGTTGGGGGGTTTGGTGGTCATGTGGCCAGCTGTACGCTCCACTGCATGTGGTGCGTACTCATAAATTCCTTGCCCAGGGTCTTACCGGTCGAGTCAGTGAAGTTGGCCATGTCCACCGGCTGCATCATCTTTGGATACCGCTTCTCTACTTCGGCTGCCGCCCCAGGGTGCGCTTCGGCCAGCCAATTACGGAACCGCTTGTCTTGATACTCCCAACTGTGCGGGTCTGCCGGCGGAAACCCCAGCTTGGCCCACGTGTACGCGCCGTTCATAGCGCCGGGGCTGGTGGTTGCCTCGAACGCCAGGCCCTTTATGCCCAGACTCGACGCCAGCTGCCCCAGCTGCCCCACCATGCGCGTGGCCGTGCCCTTGCCCTGTAGGTCGTCGCGCAGGCCAAAGTAGTCCACGTGCACCGCTGCGCTCGGCTTTCCAGCGTCTTTCTCGCTGGCGGTAATGGTGATATCCAGCGTGGCGGCTGCGGCGTAATCGGTACGCTCGCGGCGCTGGTCCTCATAGTAGCTGCTGACGTGCGCCCAGTGTTCCTCGTCGCTCATCTGGTCCCACATCAACTCCTGGTCCTCGGTAATGCGCTCGCGCAATTCGTCGCTGGGCATCTCCACGTCGTCGGCATGCCGCTCGGCTTCCTCGGACAGATGCTCGGCCACGCGGCTGTTCGCCCACGCCATGAACTTCTCTTGCGCCGTGCTGGGCTCCCACGTGCCCAACTCCAGCTGCATGGGGTTGGTCGGCTCGTACGGGGGCCACGGGCCGTGCCAGCTCTCCGGTGCTTCGTCCTCGAACTTGAGCGTGGCAAACACCCTGGGGT